AGCGCCTTGCCCGGCGCGCTTTGAATGCCGCTGATCGCGTTGCTGAACACGCTGCCCCAGCCCGGCCCGCCGTCTGCGAACTGTGAACCCATGTCTCACGCCTATACTTGCGACGCGATGGCGTTGCCCAGGCCGCCGCCGGCGAGCTGCGCGCCTGCCGCCGCTCCGGCGCCGAGCGATTGCCCGCCGTGTTGTACGATCTTGATCGGCTCGACCGCCTTGGCGACGTTGTACGCGGCCAGCTCGCCCGCGCGCTCGTTGCCGGCGAGGCGGATGTCCTGGCCGGAGGCGTTGAGAATCGTGTTGGCGCGGTTGGTCAGGCCGAATTGAGATCCACCGTAAGACTGCACCGCGGCTAGTGCCTGTATCCGTTTACGCGCCTCGATCGCGGCCTGCTGGATCTGGGCCTGGATGTTTCCCTTGGCGTAGTCGCCAGCGCCTTCCTGGCCGGACAGCATCTTGCTGGCCAACGTGTTGGGATCGCCCTTCTCCAGGTTGGCCAGGTCTTCCGAAGACAGCGATTCCTTGAGCCGCGCCTCCTCGTTCTCCTGCGCCTTCTTCTGCTTGTCGGGAGCCAGCTCCTCCAGCGAGGTCGAGCGCGCCGCCTCGGCGTTCATGCGCAGCCGCTCGTCCTGCTTCTGGTACTCGGCGGATTGCCTGCGCTGGTAGTCAACCCAGCTGTCGTTGGCGGCCTGCTGCTGGTTGGCCATGTCCTGCTGCGCCGCGTAGTTGGCGTAGGCCATGCCGACCGAGAGGGCTAAACCAATCATGCTGATCGGATCACACATGGACTATCCCGTGTAGGTTACCGAATTGTTGGTGGTCGGTGATTTTGGGTTGAGGTAATTATTAGCCTGGCTGGCACCGTACACCGGCGCCACCGCCGAGCCGAGGCCGATCGCGATCGGCTTGAACAGGTCGCCGAGCGCGCCGGTATTTGGCTGCGTCAATTGCGCGTTGGCCGCGGAGTTGGCGGCGGTGTTGGCGGCAACCGTGGGGTCCTCGGTCTGGTAGAGCTGGTTGTAGGCCTGCTGTTGCTGAGACGCGATCGACTGCCGCAACGCTGCCGTATCGGTATCGGCCTTCGCGCGCAGCCCGGCTTCCTGGACAGCATTCTGGTTTTCCAGAAGGCTCTGCGCGTAGCCGGCCGATGAGGAGCGCAACAGCCCGGCGCGCGCCAGGTCCCCCGTCATGCCGGACTTCGCCGTGTCGTATTGCGTTTCCAATTGCGGCAGCGCGTAGTCCAGCGAGGCCTTGTTGTACTTGTTGAAGAACGAGTCGCCGAAATTGTCGGGGCCGAACAGCTCATCGATCGCGGTCTTGCCCTGGTCCAGCCGCGCCTGCCGCAGGTTCTCTTTCTGCTCGGCCTTGCGCGCCTGTTCCATCTGGAATTGGACCATCTGGTTATTGCTCGGTCCCGATTTGCCGCCCATCGCGACCTCCCTTACGTTTGCGTGCCGCTGACGTCGATCAGGATGCTGGGCCGGGCGGTGGCCTGCGCTTCCTGCTCTTTCCAGAACTCCGGCGGTTTCAGTATGGCGTTGGCGACCGCGCCGCCGAGGTCGGTCTGGATGTTCTGTGGCGGGGCGGTCGACTTAGCTAGCTGCTCCTTGGCGGTAGCGTCGGCCGCGGCCTTCTTGACGTTGATGGCTTGCTGGTAGTCCGACAGGTCGACCGGCTTGGTCTTGGCAAGCGTGATCTTCGCTTCCTCCGGCGTGCCGTAGCCTGATGTGTCTGGCGGCTGCTGGTAGTAGTTGCCGCCGCCGCCGCCCTTGCCGCCCATGTCAAACCCTCACGTCTGCGTCGTCGTCATGCTGCCCTTGGCGTTCTTGGCCTTGTTGTAGTCCTCGATGCCGCCGACGAAATACGCCGGCGGGTCCTTGACCGCGCCGCCGAGCGTATCGCCGATGCTGTCCGGTGGCGTCAGCGTCGGGTCCGGCGTCGCCGCGGCGGCCTCGTCAGGCGTCGCCTGCTTGACTGGCTCGGGCGCCTGGACTTCCTCTTTCACTGCCTCGGCCGGCTTCTCTTCCTTCGGCTTGTTGCGGTCGGCGAACACCACGTCCTTGTGGCCCTTGTTGGGGCCGGTGTTGATGTTCTCCCAGACCATGCCGTTGTTCTTGTTGACCAGCCAGCCGGTTTCGGCGTCCTGGTCGAACTGGTTGTTGATCCACGCGCCCAGGCCGGTGTCCTGCATCTGGCCGCCGCCGCCCTTGCCGCCCATGTCAAACCCTCACGTCTGCGTCGTCGTCATGCTGCTCTTCTTCTTGCTGGCGTCGTACTCGGCCGTGCCGCTGCCGACCCAGTAGCTGGGCGGGTTGGCGACCGCGCCGCCGAGCTGCTCGCCGAGACCGCCGGCGTCGGTTGGCGCCGGGGTTTCCTCTGCGGGTGCGGCTTCGGCAGGTGCGGCTTCCGCAGGCGCGGCCGCCGCGGGTGCGGCTTCCGCAGGTGCGGCCGCGGCCGCGGGAGCCGGTGCGGGGGCTTCAGGGTAGTAGCGGTCGAACAGTTCAGCCGCCCACAAGTGCCCGGAGCCGCCCTTGTTGGCGCGCCACTGCGCCTCGTCCCAGGCGCCGGTGGTGGGGTTCACATAGTCCTTGCGATTGGCGTCGAACATTTGCTTGTAGGCGGCCTCCGCGCCTGGCGTAGCCGCAGCTTGGTCGGCGGTCGCCTTGGCGTACTCGGTCGACCAGCCGTCCTGATTCCACGCCACCTGGGGGATGTTGCCGGTCGCGTACTGACCGCCCCCGCCGCTGTCGCCACCGCCGCCCTTGCCGCCCATGACCGCTCCTACTGTACCGTCTTGATCGCGCCGGCGCCCTTGCCGGTCTGCGGCGAGCTGGCGTACTGGTCCATGCCGCCGACCCAGTATTTCGGCGGCTTCAGCACCGCGCCGCCGAGCACGTCGCCGACGCCGGCGACCGGCTGGTCGATGCCACCGCCAGGATCGATGCCGGGGCCGAGCGGCGTCTCCAAAGCGAGCTTGTCGGCTGCGGCCTTGTCCGCCGCCGCGGTGTCTGCCGCGGCCTTGTCCGCCGCCGCCTTGTCCGCGTCCGCCTGATCGGCTGCGGCCTTGTCGGCCGCCGCTTGTTCCTTGGCGGCCTTGTCGGAAGCCAGCTTGGCCGCCGTGTCCTTGGCGTCCTGATCGGCTTTCGCCTTGGCTATCTTCTCCTGCTCCGCGCGCCACACCGGCGCCCAGCCAGGCTCACCACCGCCGCCACCGCCCTTGCCACCCATCACAGCACCTTTCTGAAAATAGTGCCGACATAGTCGGCGCCGAAGTGACGTCCTATCATGTTCATCAGGGAGTTCTGCTCCCGCATGCCCGACGCGATCGGGAAGTTCATCACCTTGCAGCCTTCGCTTTTGGCCAGCTCCAGCACCAGCGCGATCAAGCGCCGACCGAGGTCGGTGCGGTGATATTTCTTGACCACGTAGGTTTCATCCATCACCGCGATCGGGTCGGTGAAGACGTCGAAGGTGTGGTAGCTGCAAACGCCGACCAGCTCGTCGCCGTCCCACGCGGTGACGTAGGGCGCGTAGCCGGAGCCGATCGCGCCGGTCAGATAGCGCGCGGCTTTCTCGGGATGGAATCGCAGATCCTTGTTCCAGCAGGAGCGCGCGAAGAAATCGCCGAGGAAAGCGGTCAGCTTGACGACGTCCTCGACCACCGCCAGCCGCAGCTCAATGTGCGGCGTGGCGGTCTTGCGTCGGATGCGTGGCGGTTGCACCGCTATATTCATCGGATAGCCACCTGTACGCTGTGAAGTCTTCGCCGCCTGTACCATAGCCACGCAGCACCGCTTCCGGCTCCGCGCCGATCAAATCCATGAATCTCGCGACGTCATCGCGCCGCGTCAGCGCCGCTGCCTCGACCCGATGATAGCCCGCTTCCACCAGGTAGGGCAGCACGAATCCCCGGATCTGGCGCAGCATTGGCAACAGCACCCGGCCCCATTGATCGGTGCCGAAGGCAAAGCCGGCGCCCACGCCTGCCCTGCGGTGCGCCACGCCCCAGATCGCAATCGGCCCGGTGTCGTAGTCGAAGGCGCAAAACGCGAACACCTTGTGGCGCATGATGATGTTCGGCAGCGTCTCTATGTCGACGCCGGCGGCGTCCATCTCATCCCGATCGATGCTGCGCAGGTTGGTCAGCACCGCCTGGATCGAGCCACGCTCGGCGTTGAAGATGTCGATCATCCGCTCTCCGAGATCTGGTAGTGCACCACCATGTTGGAGAGGGTTTGCGGGCCTGCCTGCTGCGAGCGCAGCCGCAGCGACATGTGGGTGGAATGGCCGGTGATCGGAAAGCGGCCTTGCAGGAAGGTGGCGCCGTCGAACGCGCCGACATAGTCCTCGGTGTAAGGGTCCTCGATGTTGAAGGCGCAGGAGACGTCCCACGGCACGCCGGCGCAAGTGGCGTCGAGGCCAGTGAAGGTCTTGAAGGTCGCGACCTGCTCGCCGGCATGAAAAGGGAACACCAGCTGCACGTAGCAGTCGTCGTAGACCGGGTTGTGATCATCGATGCCGCCATAGGCGTAGATGATGTTCTTGTCGTCGCGCACCACGATGCGGTTGTTGTGGACCGCGGCCGCGGTGATCACGAAACCGGAATCGTACTCCGACCAGGCGGTGATCTTGGGGCCGGGAAACGCCGAGAGGATGTAGATCCGCGAGGTCGGGTTGTCGCCGTCGCCGGCCATGATGATCCAGAACCGGCCTGTCACGGGTTGCAGGATGGCGATGATGCCGCTCATCCAGTCCTCGCCCATGTAGCGAAACAAGTCCTGGATGACGGGGTCGAGCGGCGAGCCGATGTCGGACACCGCCGCCGCCAGCGAGGAGTTTCTTGCACGTAGCGAGCGGATGCCGGAGGCGCCGACATACATCACGTCACCGGAGCCGTATTGCAGCACGCTGCGCCACGCCATGGTGCCGGCCTGCCGCAAGGTCTGGACGTACTGGTTCTTCTCCGGTATCGGGTCCATCACCCAGAGCTGGGTGGCGGTCTTGCTCATCACCGCCAGCTTGTCGTAATAGACCTCCAGCGCGATGCAGTCCGTCATGTCGGAATCGCCGAGCGACAGGTCGATGAAGCCGGAGCCGTCCTGCACCGTGTTCGGCGGCGCCTGGTACCACAGCATCGGGTTGCCGGTGGCGGAAAAGTGCAGCACGTTGCCGCCGACCGCGTAGACCTTGGTCTTGTAGGTCTTGCAGTAGAAGCCGTTGGCGGTCGCCACGTTCATACCGTCGTAGTAGCGGCCGACGCTGCCGGCGTTATCCTTCCACAGGATCGCGAACACCTTGTCGTCAAACAGGTCGTAGTCGATGATCTCGTAGATCGTCGGCGTGTTCTGGCCGAGCACGCCGACCGACCACATGCTCGGCGGCTCGGTTTTATAAGGGCCGTTGGGGCCGAACGTGTAGAGCTTCTGGTTGACCTCGACCAGGCCGCGGCTTTGCGCCGAGCATTCCCAGAACGGCACGAACGCCATCCGCTTCTCGATCTCGCCGCCCGGCGTGATGTGGCAGTTGATCATGCTGCGCAGCGTGCCAGCCGGCGCGGTCAGCTCGGAGCGACGGAGGTCCAGCCCGGCGGCGAAGTCCGTGATGGTGAAATACGGCATGTCACCTCACGACGCATAATCGGTATAGCTCACCACGCGGCGGCCGCGATCGGGATCAGTGCCGCCGCGGTGGTTGCCGCCCATGTTGTAGTTGGCGCGCTTGTCCGCGCCTTGATCTGCCAGCAAACGTCGCAAATAGTTCTGCGCCTTGGTCAGCTTCATCGAGGCCGCTTCACTCTTCTGCGTCGCCATCACCTCGGCGGCGGCGAACAGCACGATCGCCTTTGAATCCAGGATGCAGGTGTCGGTGTCATCGACCAGCGGCGACAGCGGCGCCTGGCCCTCCAGCCGCAGCATCAGGCCGTTGTTCGGGTTGTTGGTGAAGTCCGGCGGCGTCGGCAACAGTTCGAACTGGCCGACCGGGTTGGTGACTACGCGGCCGGACATGTCGACCGTGACGGTGGCGACGTTGCGCCAACGTACCGGGTTGCCGAGCTGGGCTGGACCCAGGTTCACCGTGTTCGCCCGGACGCCGTACTCCAGCGGTTTCCATTGCGTCGCCGAGACGATCGGACCATTCGGCGCGTCACGGGTCACGGTGGCGACGTACATCCGCGTGATCTGGTCGAACGCCATTTCCGGCGGGTACGAATAGACCGACTGCCTGGACTCCAGCGGGATGTCTTTCCAGAACTTGAGATGCTGCCAGTTATAGGCGTCCCACAGCTCGCGCTGCTGCCGCGCCAGCACGATGTCCAGCGAGCCTTGCGCTTGCGTGCCCTGCGCCGGGTTCATGCTGGTGCCGGTTTCGGCGCGCAGCTCCCGGCGCAGCTCCAGCAGTGTCACCCCGAGCGGCATTACGCCTCCTTAGCCACCTCGGCCTTGCGCCCGCGCGCCGGCTTGAAGATCGGCTCCAGCTGGGTCGCGGCTTTGACTACCTCGTCCTCGCCGCCGTCGTCCTCGTCGTCGGGGTCGCCGTTGCCTGGCGTCGGCACCTTGGTGGATATTTTCACGCCGTTCTCGTAGGCCGGCAGGTTCTCCTCGCCGGTCATCATGTAGTCCATGCGGAAGGCCCGCCCTGGGAAACAGGATTCGACCACGCGGTAGCCGTACAGCGCGATCAGACGATTCTTTTCTTCCGTAGGCCACACCTCGCCGACGCCGCACGGCATGATGTCCATGACGTTCTCGTCGCCGTGCAGGGCCATCAGCACCTGCACCTCCGGCCAGGTCACCGGGTTGAACTCGGTGAACAGCACGGTGTGGCAGTTCTGGCCCGCCAGGTTGACCTTGCAGGTGCAGTACTGGATCTTCTTGGTCATGGGCTGCCTTTCGGGAAAGTTGGGATCGCGAAAAAATTTTTTCGCGACCCCAAAGGGGTCAGGCGATATCCATCACGACCGCGCCGTTGAGGCGCCGCGCGCAGAGCTGGCCTGTCGAGGTAATGGCGCGGTAGATCACGTACTTGTCCGGCGCGCGATCCGGGGAATGCTGGTGCCGCCACTCGTCCTGCATGGCGCACAGGAAGATGTCCCTGGAGTCATACCAGTAGCAACGCTTGGATTTGCCGAGGCTGTCCAGCGTCGGATCGTACTCGAAGTCAGTCCCCATGTAGGAGATCTGGCCGACCGAGACGTCCTTGCCGCCGGAGAAGCCCTGCATCGAGTAGTTGCCGTTCGCCCTGAGTTCAGTCTCCAGCGCGGCGAGCCAGTCCGAGCCGCAGAACGCGGTGTTCGGCTTGGCGCCGTACTTGGTGAGCTGACGGTACTCCTTCTGCAACAGCGTGATCAGCGCGCCGCCGTTGGTGGTGGCCGAGGTGATCGGGCCGCCGCCCCAGGCCGCCAGCGCAGGAGTTCCACCCACAGCCGTGCCCATCGCGGTCGTATATGCTCGATTGCGCCACCAGGTGCGGGTGGCGCGATCGATGCCGGCGACGATGCCGGTGCCGGGGGTGTCGGTGATCAGCGCCGCCATCCCCGCCAGGGCTTTCGGGTCGCCGGTGCCGTTGGTCCACAGCAAATTGTTCATGCCGCGAGCGTACTGCTCGCTGACGTCCTGCAAGGCGTCTTGCAGCAGGCCGACCAGCACGGTGTCGTCACGCCCCGAATGCTCGGAGGTGTCGTCCATGTTGCCGGAATCGGTCACGGTGATGCCGTCGGTCTTCAGTTCCGAATGCGTCAGCATGATGCCGATGTGGTGCTCTTTCCAGGGATAGACCGCCTGGGTCAGGTTGGCGGGCGTGTAGTACAGCACGGTGTCGGCCAGCTCGTAGCCGACCAATTGGTCCGCGGTGCCGGGGCTGGCGGTGTTGCCGAAGTCGCCCTTGACCGGGATGATGATGTTGCCCTTGCCGCCGGGGAAGGTCTTCTTCTTGCTCTCCAGCGCGGCGAGCAAAGGTTTCTCCTGGATGGCTTCCTGGAACGCGGTGCCCTTGTTCATCCACCAGTCGAGGGCGGCCGTCGTGATATGGTTAAGCAGTGGAGCGGTATAGGTAGGCATGGTCGCCTCTCATGATGCTAGAGGCGTGCTCCTTCGCGCGCGAATTTGACTGCTTCCAGCAGGGACTGCGGCTCGGGTGACACGCCAGCGGGGCTACGTCCGGTGCTGCTCGGATTACGATAGGTGGCGCGACGCTGGGGTGCCCAGGCGCGAAACTGTTCGTTGACACGGCGGTACGCCTCTTTGGCGATATTAACCCCGTGCTCAACTGACTGCGGCCGGCCTTGCTCGGCCATCACAGCGTGTATCGTATGCGAAACAGCGGTTTTCTTCGCCGCGTAGTCGGGATCGGTTCGCGCGATCTGCGCTTCCCAGCCGTTGACGGCATTGACCACCTGATTAGCTAGCACTTCTCGCCGATGCTGATCTTGCTGTGCCGATGTCGACTGCTGGTACTGCTGGAAGGCGGCTTGCTGGCGCACCGCGTTGGTTTGCGCCATTGCCTTGTCCATGCGCTCTTTCGAGTACATGGCAGCAGCCTGGGTCGTCATATGCCCCTGAGCGACCTGCTGTTGCAGGTCCGGGGGCAACGATATGCCGAGGTACTCCTCGCACAGCTTCATGTAGGGCCGAACCCCCTCATAAAACTTGCGGAAGTCTCCGCGGCGCATCGCGGCCATCAATTCCAGGCCCATCAGGAAATCGTCCTGACCGATATCTGCGTCCCGCAGATACTTGGTGACCTGTTCAGCAGCTTGTGCGCTCGGCTCTAATGATCGCAAACGCTGGACTTCGCCCGCCAGTTTCTGGCGCTGCGAGTTCAGCTTCTTGATCCGACGCTTCGCGCTTTGCGAAAGTTTTGCCAGCTCCTCCGGTGTTGCCTCTTCCGGCAACTCGGGTTCTTCGTCCCTTGCTACGCGAGCTGGTGAGGCCCCATCGCCGTCGTCCTGGTTGGCATTGATCCGCAGCTCGGGCACTGCGTCCTGAAGGCCGTCCAGAAGACTATCGGCGGGCACCGTGACATTTGCACCTGGCGAGGATGCGTTATCGACCGACGAGGCTACCGCGGTGGATAGCGTCTTGTCGTCTGCTGCCATATCAAGCTCTCCCGGTGCCGTGTGGCACCTCTGGTTGATCCATAAGCCAAATCAGCCCGGCATGGAAGGCATCTTGACCTGGCTCGGCATCGGATGCGGCCGCGCCGGCTTGCTGCCTTCCAGGGTTTGCCCTGCGTCCGGCGCGCTCGGCGGTGGTCCGCCGGGCGGCTCCGGCGCGTTCATGGCGCCTTGCGGCCCCATCGCCGCGCCCGGCCCGGCGCCGGCGCCGGGCATGGTCGGGCCGGGTGCGCCGCCGCTCACCGCGCCGTTCATGGCGACGATGGAAGGGAGGGCGGACTTGAAGGCTTCCGTGAGATCGAGCCGATCATCCAGCCGACGCAGAACATCTTTAGCGAGGAATTCAGGGTCGATGCCGGGAAGCTGGATAAGCAGAGGATATAGTCTCTGTGCATTTGCGATCTCTTGAGCCTGGTTAGGTCGGCCCATGCTGCCCGCTTCGATTTCCAGGAGGATTTCATTGGCGATATTCTGTGCATCCGGGCTGGCCGGCCACACCGCGCCCTGTCCGACCACCTGTTTGACCCGCTGCTGGCTCATCTCCCGCAACAGGATCTGGCCACCGTTTCGCGCCAGTTGTGTCAGCAAATCGTTGAGATCGTCAATATTCGACCCCATTGACGTCATGCGGCTGCCTTCGGCGATCTGGGATTGCGTCGCCGTGGTGTTCGAGGTGCCGCCGAGATTGGCTTCCTGGATGCCGGTGGTGCGCAGGATGTCCTCGTAGACCGGGTTGACCTCGTA